AGGCTGATCCTGAAAAACATTCCGAGCCCGCTCATGGAGTGGCTAAAAGGTATGGCAGCCGAAAGCTTCAGGACCGTCGAAGGGCAGATCCTTTTCACCCTGAACGGCTGCATGAACGCGAACCTGGCGAAGAAGGAAGGCAGGGGTTAGGCCATGACCGAAACCCTGAAGGCCTACCGGAAGGCGCAGGCCGCCCTGGTCGGCCACCTGCTGACTTGCCGGCGGTGCGAGACGGCTTACGGTGTGGCGGGGATGTGCGAGAAGGGCTACGGGCTGGTGGTCGAGGTGGACAAGGCCAGGGATGCACACCTGGCGACGATGTTTGAGCCGGTGAGGAGGTAGGGCGATGAACGCGGTGGAGGTTAAGGGCTACGAGTGCCCGGTTTGTCATCGGCATTTTGAGACAAAGGAACAGGCCGAGGCTTGTAATAGCGGGTATGAGCCCAAGCCTGGGGATGTTATTCAGCACAACGGAGCGGTCTGGGTCGTCAAATGGGTAGATCAAGACGTTTGCATGGCATACGACCCCGACTGGCATAAGGCGAGGTATAGAGATATTCCAAAGCCAAGTTCTTACGCTTTTCTCGGAAGGACAGCCCTTTGCAACAAAGGCAAGCCTTTCCCGATGCTAGAAGCACTCAAACTCGTCGAGGATCTCAAGCGTCGATATGAATCGGCTCAAAGGTTTCTGGAAAAGGTGGAAAAGATGCACGCCTCTGCCAAGGAAGCGTCGGAAGGGAGCGAGTAGGCCGATGGTCCAGTATTTCGACGATCGCGGCTGGTGCTACCGGGTCGAGCCGGGGATCGGCCTGAAAACCTTCAAGGGGCGGTACTGCAAGCCCGGGAAAGACTGTTTCCATTGCATCGCGAAACTGCCGTGGAGGGATAGCCAGGAGCAGGCGGAGGCGGATCTCGCCGCCTACGCCGCGAAGAAGGGCTGGAGGAGGGTGGAATCATGAATAACCTGATCGGCCTTTATTCCCCTCTCCCCGGCTGTGGCAAGACGACGCTGGCGAACCTCTTGCTAAAGCAGGGCTACCGGCTTTTCTCCTTCGCGGATCCGCTCCGGGCCATGCTGGACGGCCTCATGAACTTTTACGACGGATCAGAGATCCGCGACTGGCCGAAGGAGAAGGTGATCCCGACGCTCGACACGAGCCCCAGGTGGCTCATGCAGAGCCTTGGAACGGAGTGGGGGAGGCGGTGCATCGGCCCGACAATCTGGGTTGACCTGATGCTTCGGCGGCTGGATCAGTTCCCGGGTGCGCGGACCGTGATCGACGACGTCCGTTTCCCGAACGAGTTCGAGGCCCTGAAGGCTCGGGGGGCCCTGATGGTCCGGATCGAGAGGCCGGGAATCGAAAGGGTTGGAACGCATGTAAGCGACGGCGGTCTGGAGCTTTACACGTTCGACCTTGAGCTGAGGAACGACGGCCGGCCGGAGGACATGCTGGAGCAGCTGAAGGAATGGAGGGGGCAAACATGCCCGAGATGAGGGCTTTCTGGGTAGGGTTCGGCGTCGCGGTTGCAATCGCCTTGGTTATCTGGTTGCTGGTCAGTTTGGCTAGGGATGCCAAGGAAGAAACCGGGCAGAAATTCCAGCGACTTTGGGATGCTGTTCTCAGAACGTCAGAAACGGGTTCGATGCTCGCAAGCCGAATCTGTGAAATGAATGAGCGGGTGGAAGCTCTGGAGAAGGCCGTCCAGGCAAAGGAGGCGATGGTGAAGTGAGCCTGATCAACCAACTCAGCGAGGCG